GTAGAAAATGAGATTTTTCTCATTTTTATGGTATCGGTGCGACAGCTTTCACTGTCTTAATTTTTGGTTAGGAATTGGGATACATTTCCTGAATCTTTGGGAGGTTCATTTGATAGATACTGTCTAGTTGTTGGTTCCAGCTTTGAACCAGCTTGGCTGTAACTCGTTTAGCTTTTTCAGCTATTACTTTGCGGTTAAAGTAGTCTTTAAATACCTCATGCGTGGCACAGGTATAACCTGATGAATCGGTCTCCATGTGCTCAACAATGGTGGTAGCAACTACACCTCTAGGCTCATTAGCAATGGTGACAGTGACACGTTGTTTCATGCTGTTTATGAAGTAATGCTTTTTGGCTTTAATGCTCATAATTACCACCATGAATCGTAGTAAACGACAAAACCATCACGAATATAATTCTCAGCGTTTGTTATAAACTCACGCACAGAATCATAATCATCGTCATCTACTGGCTCCTGTGAACCAAAAAAGAATCCTGTGACAGGGACTAATGACTTACTGTCACAGGCTTCTTTTAAAGCTGCTAAGTCATCTAAAGATAGTTCGATAGCCACACAGTTGAATGTTCCCGTACCTCCACGAGAGGTGTAGAGGCTCTGCATCCAATTGTGCAGTGCATTGAATTTACGCCAGTAGGCAATCCCTGTGGGTGTTTTCCCGTCAAAGTATTCATAATCTCCATCAGATGTGGTTACACCTGTGATAATGCTGTGTTCATCTTCAGGATGGGGTTTAACTGTCTTAGCTGCAAAGGCATACATATCTAAGCCCATTTGTATTCTCCAAATAAAAAAAAACCAAGCTAATCAGCTTGGCTTAGGTAGGGTGTCTAGTAACTCGCAGGAGCGCGACAGCGCAGTAGATAAACTTAATTAGTACGCATGTATTTTACGTACTATCTCTTTAAATCTAATTAAGTTCTTACTCAAACTTTGGTGGGTTACACCATGTACTCTAGCGGCTCCAGTCTGTGTGGAATCATTAACCAGTACATCCACCATTGCATTAAGTGAGGCTTCTGTCACTCTCGGCATAAAGCCTTCAACTATTTTCCTTACTTGGTTTTCAGTTAGTAATAGAAGCATTTTCAGTTCCTTATAAATAAAAAAAAAAGACTACCCGAAGGTAGTCTCTTAATTGGTTGTTTAAGTTAGTCTGCGTTGGCTAAACTACGTAAGTAATTTGCAGTAATCTCACTTACATATTCGCATACATTACGGTCTTCCTGATACCCAAAACGTACTCCCCCATCCTCATCTAGTGTGAAGTTTTCGTATATGAATGCTTCAAGGAAAGCCAACTTACCTTCTACAGTTAAATGAGTTTTCTGTACGTCTACACGTACATCGCAGTCATCAGGTTTTAGTCTATTCATTACGATAGTCCATAGTTTGAGTTACGAATTAAAGGTGCTAAGTTATTGTCTAGCTTAGAGAAGATACACTCTTCACCAAACAACTGGCTTAACAGATGGTCTAGCATTTTAGATTCTGCAATCTCCGCTAAAATTTCTTTGTAGTGCCAACGTAGAACATTACAGTGATTTGGTAAACAGGCGAACGAGTCATGTACAGTAATCACTTCAAATGGCTCATTCTTTAGCATCTCTGTAAAGGTAGCTAGTAACTGTTTCAGCATACGCTGAGGCAGTTGGTTTACTATCTTAGGGAGATGCTCTAAGCAACTAATATCAGCAATACCTGTCTTGTTAAACAGGTGTACTGGCATGATTGCTTCATCGTCATAGAAGTACACTAAACGTATATCTTTCAATGCTTCTTGGATTAAACCAATAGCATTAGTAACTTGTTTGACATTGTAGTTACAACGTCTCACAAGAGTGCGAAGCACATACGCATCGCAACTGTGAATCGTGTTGGCGGCCAAACTTACGCTGTAGTCTAAGGGTTGATTTAACCAAGTCTGAACAGACATGGTGTACTCCAACTCTTCAACTTTTACACGGTGTACTTGTGATTGCATGACTGGAACATAAGCATTGAAACCATCAGGTAATACCCAATGGTTAAAGTCCTTCTTACTATCCCATGCACTGATTAGTACATTCAATAAGCGGTAAGCACCTTTACACTTATCTTCCAACACTTCATAGAAGGCATTGTAAGCAGGGGATTTATAACCAAATATCTCTTTTGGTTTAGCCTTTGAGCCATAAAGCGAAGTCATAATCGCAGATTTGGCTTCAAGACGAGACACTGTAATTGCATCATTACCTAAGAGCTTATTCATCTCATCAGTAATGAATGTATAAGCATCCATACGTACATCAGGTGCAATCAAACCAGTCATAAAGCAACCACTTCTACAGCCAGTCATTACCGACATTAACTGTAAGCCACTACATACTGAATCCAATGCTACTGCATGACCACTAGGTAAGCCCTTAAGAGCTTTTCTGAAGTGCGCTACAGCTTTATTGAATAGATGAGGTTCGTCTGCTAGAGCAGAGAAGTTTTCCAAGTCCTGTTGATTGGTTTTAACCCACTGAATACGAGATTCAAATGTTTCTTTATCCAAGCCATAAGCATTGGCTACATCAATGGCTAGATACTCCAGCCCTGTGAATTGCTTAAACATTGTTGCTCTCCATAATGCTTAGTGCTTGGTTTAATATCGTAATATTGGCTTCGTGCTCATTTAACTGAGCCGTGTATTTATTCCTATAGTAAGTAGAGCTGCCTGAGTTTTCAGACAGTAATGCTAATAAGTCTTTAGTATCTTCCACACATCTCAGCTCATAGGCTAAACGTCCTTCTGTGTGCTCTTTACTCATAGGCATGACTTCTTGTTTAACCAGACAATTGTTGCGTGCAACAAACTGTTGATTGGCTTCTTCAAGAGTCATTAATGCCAATACTGCATCAGCTTTGCCAATGCACACTCTAACGAGGTATTTCATGGTGTTCACCTTTGGGTAATACGTTTGGATGGTTGAAGTGCTTAACAGTGCTAGAATCGCTTCTGTAGCTGTTTGGAAGCACTTACTTGAGTAAGTGTACGTTCATCGTAGTTTTTTTGGGATTCATAATGAATCCCTTCAATACCATAGGAAGTTTTACATTCCCCGTAGTGATTAATACATGGTCTGCAAATGGTGTAACCCTTATCACGGTTATACCACTGAGTCATTGGTGGGCAGTACTGCCCACATACGCAACATTCCATAGCTGTCTCCTTGTTTACCAACTAGATAAACCAGTAGGTATTTCACGGTGTTTAAGGTTAAGCATGGCTTTGTGGTATGAATCTCCCTGCGGATTAATGTGAAATCCCTGTGAGTAGATTCTGCCTCTTTTATCTACTTTGTTAGTGATATAGAGAGAGTTGCCGTGATGTTTCATTAGCTTAAAGAAGAATGCAGACTGTTCTTTAAAGTGCTCTTCAAAGTACTCTTTAGACATTGCTGTAATCTGTTGCTCTTCAAATTCAGTGTGTTTACCTTCTTCAAACTTAGGCTCACTCCACTCCATTACATTGTTGTCAATGAAGTCAATATCTAACTCATACTCATTTGAATTGAGTATGTTTAATACATCAAGACAGATGTTGTCATCGTGATGGTTCTCATAGAAACCAAGGATAAGACTCTCACCACGTTGAGTAATATACCCACTATCGCGGTTATGTCTTACCTTTCTTGGTTTGATGATGAGAGGAGGTAAGTACAGTGCATTGTCAGCATACTGAGTAACCTCAGCATCCAGCTCTACACGGCTAATAACAATCCAACCTTCTTTGGTTTTCTTGTTATCAAAGAGGTCTGTCTCACCTAAGACTGCAATGATTTCAGCCATTGTATGTATGGCTTCTACCTTATCACTCATGTTGAGATGACGAGCACATAATGAAGCTATTGATACTAGCTTCATTGGCTTCTGGCATTCTAAGCTGATACATGCAACTACTTGCATTACCAACTCTTTAATGTCCAATTCACGTACAACTAACAGTCTTAGTTCACGGTCAATATCGTGGTCTTTGTTAAGCCATGAGTTAACATACTCAACACCACGATTCAGTTTATTAACGATTGATTCACAAGTAAGTAAATCATCTACAGCTTGTTGAATAATGAACTTCTTAGAGAAGGTTTTCTCAATCTTCTCTTGAAGAAGATACCTGTATCTATTCATGTTATTCACCTGTCATAGCAAGGAAAGCCAGTGTTTCTAGCTTCCCTCTGGTTAATGGTTTGTACTGTGTTGGAGGTCTTGAAGACCCTACAATGAGGGGTTCTTCAGCTATGGTTATATAAATCCACTCATAAGAGAGCATGAATTTAATCCAAGTATTAGAGCTTGGAGTCCATCCTTGAACACCTATGAGAAGAGACTTCCATAGGTATAATTCATTGTTAGGTATGGAGATTGTTTCAATAGCAAATATCATTTGGACTGTCTCCTTACTTAATCAAGTAAGTAAACCACTTTCGCTTACGCTTCGTGGTTTACTTACTTGTTGGTTTATTTAGCTAAGAACCTTTCAGTCTTAGCTTGTTCATTCATGTATTCAGCATCACATGCTTTAGGTGCAATGATACAGAACACCAGTATCCATATACTGAATACTGCTACGTCTAATACCTTATCCATGACGTAACTCCGTGATACTGAGAATTACTAAGCCAGCATCATGTGCTTCAGTGATGGCTTCTTTTAATGAGGTTGAGTAGATTGTAACTACTTGGTATTGGTTTGTTATTATTTGATACATGGTTTCACCTTTGAAATAGTTATGGCAACGCGCCAATTGCTACCCGAAAGGAAACCAAGAAGAGGACAAGAGAGGAGAGAGGGACAAGCCAGCAAAGGAAGCCGAAGTGAGCGACAGCGAACACGTTGACAGTCTTATACTTAGTCTTAAAAAATAAACCCTAAGCATCCAATTAAGGATGCTTAGGGTTATTGGTTTACGGAGCTACTGGAGTTGCTTTCAATGCAGCTAACCGTGCAAGACGTGATTCGTCTTTAGGTGCAGCTTCGTTCTTAACGATCTTAACGCTAGTGGTTAATGCGCCCATTAATTCAACGATGTTGGAACCATCACCAAATGCTTTGGCGAAGTCTTGATGGAGGTCATTGTTACTGAATAACGATACAGCGAAGTTACCTTCGGATGTTTCGATAATCATTTTATGCGTTACAACACCATCTTTAGAGCCAGTAGCAGTATTTTTTTCGATAGCCATGATATTCACCATTTAACAGATATAGGCATCGGAATGTGCCCAATTGCTACCCCAACGAAGCCAGCACAGAATGTACACGGCACAGCAAGGGTAGAGGAGAAGAGGCAGCAGGACAGCTACAGAAGAGCTTTAAGCAATGAAGTATTGATAAGCAATAGCAATAGGCTATTGAGCAGATATAGGGCATACAGTGAGCTGTGTAGAGCTATAGGGAAGATAGCGGTAAGTAATGGTACATTTGATAGTGGTACAGTTAGTACTGTTACATTAAACACTGTCACAGTGAGTAAAATAGACATAATTATTAAGAGAGGAATACAGTATCAACAAAGTAATACTGAATAGAATTAAGTACTTAACTCACTATAGTTTTCCTAGTAATAGGTATTAGTGATACTGGGATAATGGGGATTAGGATAGGTAATGATGTGGCTATACTAAGCTAAGGGATTCTGTCAGAAGTTTATAATGAGCATGGCACGCATACTGTCTATGCCTTGTGTAGATTGTGTAGGGTATTTAATTGTGTAGGGAATGAGCACTGACACCCGAAGGTGTCACTATTCTTTACTTGAATAACTTACGTTGTTTAAGCAAGGATTATCTAAACACTTCTGGTTCAGATATATACAGCAACACAACACTAAGCATACTCAAAGGTGTGGCATAGATACTGATTGGGTTAAGGGTAAATGGGTGATACCCATAGATGATGGTAGATAAGATGCCTAAGCATCCACTTATAAAGCATATTACAAGTGCTACGATAGTTAGTGTTTTCATGTTGATTACCTTTTAATAAGAGGAGACTACCTAACGGATGCTAGGTAGTCTGGGTTTAGTTACTTATGGAATGTACGATACTTGATGTAAGTGTGCACTACGCATTTAAGGTTATGAGCCATAAGACTCAAGTGAGAGTTCACATCACATATAGCTTTCTTAGCTGTGAAGCTGAAGGGTTGTAAGAGGAAGAATACTGGGTACATCACAAACACTACGATGATGAATACAAGTACGTATTTAATTGTTTTCATTTGGTTTACCTTTAATAAGAGAAGACTACCTAACCGAAGCTAGGTAGTCATTGGTTTAGTTACTTGTTATCAGCATCACGCTTTGCTTTTGCTTCTGCAAGCTTACGTTTAGCTTCTTCAATCTTATCCAACTGAGTTTGTTGGGTTAAGTCACGATTGCTATTAGCCAAATCCAATGCCTTCTGAGTCTGCTCATCTGTTGGGATGAGGGTCTTAGCGTAAGCATTGGTTGCTACACCTGTTTGCTTAAACGCATCTGCGTATTCGACTAAGCCTTCAGCTAACATTTGAATGACAGCGAAGAAACCAACTACAGCAGCTTTAAGAGCTTGAAACATTTGAATCACCTTTTGCAAAAGTTAGGACACGAATGTATGTCCAATTGCTACCCGAATACACCAGAGATAAAGGGAATAGCGATGAACAAAAGAACTAAGACCCACTCAACCATAAGGTCAAGTGAGTCAAGGTATCAGGTAGGTTCACTGGTAATAGCTCTATACACCAATGACATTACTGCGAATAAGACAGCATCAATGATTGCTACAGGTGATAGTAGTACGTCAATACCATGAGCCATACTGATAGTAATAGCGAAGGTAGAGATAGCAACGATAACGGTAGCCAATACCATTAAGAGATAATGATTAAACATGCTGATTCACCTTAATAAAAGAAAGGACAATACGTCCAATTGCTACCCTAACTAACCAGAGGCTAAGGGTAAGAATCCTTTTCCTAATCAGAGATAGGGGGAGGGTATTTCGGTTTTAGGGTAAGGATGTGAGACCCCTACTTTCATACTAAATTATTAAGTGACTCAAAAAGTTGAGACTACTTCTGTAGGTTAGCCATATTCTTTATATCTACTCTTGTACTAAATTATGATTCGGTCTGAAAACCTATACGATAGTTTGTAGGTTAACCGTATTGGTTATATCTTCTACTGTGGTACTAATTATTTTATTTTCGATAAAAGTTTTAACGGGTATCTTGTTACTCACACCTATAGCTGTGTTGGTACTAAATTATAATAAAATGAAAAAAGTTTTAACTTAACTTAACCAACCCAGAGGAACGCGAACACAACACACGTAGCGGAGCGAGAGTGTGTTGTGTGATGCGAGTGAGTATAAAACAAGAAAAGAACTTACTTAATTGGGTGGGTGAGTAAGTGCAGAGTATTATTCTACAAAATTTTATTGTTATAAATCAAATACTTGAGTCTTAAAATTACATACACTTTATATGTGAAATGAAAAAGGATTACATACAGTTTATATGTAATCCTTTTAAGTCTTATGCTATGCTCATTGTTACCACACGTTAAGCAAGCAAGAGAGTTCACTATGTCCAATAATATAGCAGTTGTTGGTTTAATCACCAACCTGTTTGATGATAAACAGCTACATATTCCTTCAGGTTCACGGGTATCCGTTGAGCCTCCGAAGTCCAACCCCTATGTAGATAAACCACCATACCTAATGCTCGGGAAAGGGGGGAAAGGTAAGATGTACACAGCATATCCAGCCATAGACACTTTACTTGACTTATCTAAACCAGAGGCTTGGTTTATGAAAATGGTATTTAAGTGCTACAGAGAAACAACAGGTATTTCTACTCTACCTTACAGTAAGTTAACTGAAACCGAGAAGAGGGTACTTAATAAAGCCTATCAACTTTTACTTAAGCGCGACTTTGTACGTAAAGTTAAGTTGCATGACTATATGATAAACCCTTCAGCACTTATCACTAATAGATTCCCTGAACACCTTAAAGTATGGGAAGCATTAGACAAACCAAAACAAGATAAACAACCTAAGAGTTACCAGTTTATCTCTTGGCTTCCTAAACACTTTTGGCTTAAGTCCTATAAGACATGGAACCTTAAGACTAAATCATACTTGAGTAAGTAAGTATAAGTATCTACTATACCCCCATGATTACTTAAATAAGAGAAGGTTATGGGGGTTCTTACTGTAGAGCAATTCAAACAAGCTCTGCCTAGTCAGTTCAAAGCATCAGTCAACCAAGAGTTAATTGACCAGATTAACACGACACTTGCTGACCCTAACTTGTATGAAACTTACAGAGATAACTTACTAAGTTACTCTCACGTTATGCGTGATGGTAAGTTTAAGATGAGTGACTACATCTTAGCAGTTAAGTACTGTAGCCATAAGATTATGGGTGCAAGTAACATTGATGCCTTTGTTAAAACATTCCCTGATAGATACCAGTCTTACTTAGCTAACAATACTTCTTCTAAAGACATTGCTTCTTATGTCACTGCGTATAACAAGAACAAACTAGTTAACCTTATCTTAGAGCAGTCACTCATTCCTTCTTGGATTCTAAACCAAGACTTGTATCAAAAAGCTATTAACGTACAAGCTGAGTTAATGATGAGTGCCAATAGTGAGAAGGTACGTAGCGATGCAGCCAATAGTTTACTGACTCATTTGAAACCACCTGAAGTACAGAAGGTTGAACTGGATATTGGTGTCAAGAAAGATGGGGTGATGGATGACTTGAAGAATGTATTGACTGAGTTGGCTTTAAAACAACAGCAGTACATTGCAGCAGGTATCACACAGATTAGTGATGTGACCCAACAACGCTTAGTGAGGGTAGTCGAGCATGACAGCAGCCCTACCTAAGAAGGTCACTGAGTACTTAGCAGAGGTTAACTACTCTGATAACAATGGCTTCGTCCCTAGTACCTTCTCCCTTGAGATGGTTAACCTTATTAAGTTAATTGACGGGGGTATGACAGAGAACATTACCCCAACAGTTCACTTAAAAATACTAGATAGTTATGTTGATGTGTCGGGCAAAGACGTTATTAATCTTTGTCACAGGGGTATGGCTAAAACCAGTTTGATGGAATATCTGATATTCCGTATTGCCTTGTATGGTGAGTTGCCTAGCTTGGGCAAGATACCTCACATGATTTATGTGGGGGATACCATTGATGGCGGTGTGAAGAAGATGCGTAAAGCATTGGAGTTTAAATTTAATAACTCTGATTTCTTACAACAGTACCTACAAGAAGTGAAGTTCACAGACATTAGATGGGAGTTCATTCGTAAGGATGGTACTTCATTAGTGGTTTCAGCTTACGGGGGCAAGACGAACATCAGGGGGACTAGGGAGAATGGTTCCCGTCCTATCTTGGCTTTACTTGATGACATTATCACCGATGCTGATGCACGTAGTCCTACTGAAATTGAGAACATCAAAACCAATATCAACAGTTCATTAGAAGCAGCACTACACCCTAAACGTAGAAAGATTATCTGGAATGGTACGCCATTCAGTGCAGCAGACCCATTGTATGTAGCGGTTGAATCAGGTGCTTGGATTGTCAACGTATTCCCTATCTGTGAGAAGTTTCCTTGTTCACGCGAAGAGTTTAGAGGCTCATGGGAAGACAGATTCGATTACGACTATGTAATGAAGATGTACGAGAAGCTCAGATTACAGGGAGCACTCGCGTCATTCTATCAAGAGTTAATGCTTCAGATTCTATCTGATGATACGCGGTTGATTAGTGACTCAGACTTGAAGTGGTACTCACGTAAAGCATTGATGGCTAACAAAGGTAACTTTAATTTCTATGTCACTACTGACTTTGCTACCAGTGAGAAACAGTTCAGTGACTTTAGTTTCATCTCAGTATGGGCAGTAAACAATAAAGGGTACAAGTATTGGGTTGATGGCTTGTGTAAGCGGCAGACAATGGATAAGAATATTGATGAGTTGTTTAAGTTCTGTCAGAAGTACTCTCCCCAGTCAGTAGGTATCGAAGTCTCAGGTCAGCAAGCAGGCTTTGTTAGTTGGATTGAGAAAGAGATGCTCACCCGTAACATATTCTTTTCACTGGCTTCAGATAGTAATGAAGGTAGAGCAGGCATACGTCCCAGTACTTCTAAACTCCAACGATTCAACGTAGCTGTACCTTACTTCAAGATGGGTGAGATGTTCTTCCCTGTTGAGGAGAAGGGAGGTGTAGCACTGGATGAGTTATTGGATGAATTGAGCTTAACCACAGTAGGTGGGTTTAAGTCTAAGCATGATGATGCTCTTGATACCATCTCCATGTTGCCACTCATGCCAATATGGTTGCCGAGTAGTTCTACTGAGTTCACACAAGGCAAGTCAGCAATATGGGGAACTACCGTTGAAACAGGTAGTGATTTTACTGCTAGTTATTTTTGTTAGGTGCTATATGTTATTAACTGAGATATTGGATTCATTGGCTGGAAGTGAGTTAGCTAATTTAGGCATTGTAGGCAATGGGGCAGTACTTGAAGCCAAGATACCTGCCATTGTTAATGCTATTAACATTGGTTTAGTTAAGTTGCATACACGGTTCCAATTAAAAAAACGCTTACTGACTTTGACGGTAACTTCAAACAGATTGGTGTATGAGATAGATTCCTCCAACGCAGTAAGTGTTGATGCAGGTGGGTATATTCAGGACACTACTGATCCATTTACAGATGACCTTATTCAGATACTCACCATGACTTCAGCAGCAGGGGATAATATCCGCTTTGATGGTTTCAATGGTGTGATGTTACTTAACCCTAAAAGCTTTCGCTTTGCATCAGCTCCCGATGCTGAGACTTACGTAATTGAGTATGTAGCACGTCCAGCCAAAGTAGTGTACACCAATAACACGGATATTGAGGTGGACTTACCTGATGCTTACCTGCCTCCTTTATTGGCTTATATTGCTTCCCGTTTCTACAGTCCTGTAGGTATTGCACTGGATACTAACCGTAGCAGCTTAGATGTAAGTTACTTACAACGGTATGAGACAGAGTGCCAACTCTTAGAGAACAAAGGGATTAACACAGGTAATTACCTTGAGTCCGACAACTTCACTCAACATGGCTTTATATAAGTAGGGGGCAACGTGGAACAACAAATTGCAGAAGATATTAAACCAGCAGGCTGGACTAAAGCCCCTACTCTTTTAGATTTAAAGAAGGACTTTGAACAGACAGAAAGTTTCCATGCAAAGCAGATTGCTAATCTTAATAGATGGGAGGAGAGCTTTGATGTGCAGCCTATTGCTGAGAACAAAGAGAAGAAAGCACAGTCACGTATTAACCCTAAACTAATCCGTAAGCAGTATGAGTGGAGATGCTCATCATTGAGTGAACCATTCTTCTCAACACCTGAGCTATTTAAGGTTAACCCTGTCACGCATGAGGATACTAAACGTGCCAAGCAGAATGAGTTAATTCTTAATTACCAATTCCAAACCAAGATTAACAAAGTACCTTTCATTGATAGTCTCATTCGTACTTGTGTGCGTGAAGGTACGGTGATTGTGCGTGTGGGTTGGCAGTATGAAGAAACTACTGTAACCCGTGAAGTCCCAGTGTGGACTTACCAGTTAATGCCACCTGAGATGCAAGAGCAGATGCAGCAAGCTATGCAACTGTTTCAGACTGAGCCTGATACTTTTGAAGCTACTGTGCCTGAGAACATTAAAGCCAGCGTGAAGGCTTCAATGCAATATGGGCAAATGGTATTGGCAGTACAGTCAGGCACTCAGACTATTGAAGAAACCAAACCACTGATTAACAAACCTACCTTAGAAGTTTGTAATACTCGCAATGTTCGTATTGACCCTACGTGTGAAGGGGACATGGATAAAGCTAAGTTTGTTATCCATAGCTTTGAATCCTGTTTAGCAGACCTGAAAGCTGATGGACGTTATAAGAATCTCAAGCTAGTGGCTTCAGGTTTACAGGAGCAAATGTCTCCAAACCATAACTACAGCGATGTAGGTTCATTCACCTTCTCTGACTTAGCGCGTAAGAAACTTACAGTGTATGAGTATCACGGTTATCGTGACGTGGAAGGTAAAGATGAACTCACACCTATCTTGGCTTCATGGATTGGTAATACGTTGGTGCGTATGGAGGAGAGTCCCTTCCCTGATAAGAAGATTCCCTTTGTGGCTATCCCGTATATCCCTGAACACAACTCTATTTATGGTATCCCTGATGGTGAGTTACTAGAAGATAACCAGAAGATTTTAGGTGCAGTCACTCGTGGTGTCATTGATTTATTAGGTAAGTCTGCTAATTCACAGACAGGTATTCCTAAAGGTTTACTGGATGCCACTAACTTAATTAAGTACCGTAAAGGTTTGGATTACGAGTACAACCCTTCAAGTAATCCTAATGCTATTTTCATGCACAAGTTCCCTGAGATTCCTCAGTCAGCATTGTGGTTAATTAATCATGTTAACAATGATGCTGAATCCTTATCAGGTATCAAAGGATTCTCAGGACAGGGAATTACTGGTGCTGGTTTAGGTGAGAATGCTACGGGTGTACGTTCAGCAATGGATGCAGTCAGTAAGCGTGAGATGAGTATTCTTAGGCGTATTGCTCATGGTTTATTAACCATTGGCCGTAAAATGTTATCCATGAATGCCGCATGGTTAACAGAAGAGGAAGTAGTTCGTTTAACCAATGGTGAGTTCGTACCAGTACGCACTGATGACTTAGCAGGGGACTACGACTTAAATCTGTCTATCTCTACCGCAGAGTCAGATGACAGTAAAGCCAAAGAACTTAGTTTCATGCTACAGACAATGGGCAACACAATGGGGCTAGGCTTGGCTCAGGTTATCTTGTCTGAGATTGCACGGTTACGTAAGATGCCTGACTTGGCTCAACGTATCGAGACTTACCAAGCTCCGCCTGACCCAATGCAAGAACAGATTCAACAGTTGGAGATGGCTAAGCTACAAGCTGAGATTGCATTGCTTAATGCTCAAGCACAAGAGGCGGCAGCTAAGTCTCAAGTACAAGGTGCGAAGGTAGGTGTTGAACAAGCTCGCGCAGAGAACCTACAAGGGGAGGCTGATTTGAAGTCTCAAAACTTTGTGCAGAACCAAACAGGTGAAAGTCATCTACGTGAAATGGATAAGCAAGCTTTAGCTAATCAAGGTGCAATTGACAAGGAACAAGTCAAAGGTGAGTTAGAGAACACAGCTATTGAGCGTAAAGCTGGTTTAGCTGAAGAAGCTCAAAAGACACAGCATAACTCTGAATTGCTTAAGATGATGGCAGGTGCCTACTTGAAAGCACCCAATGCAGGGGTGGGTTCAATGGGTCAGTCCTTAGCTGAGGGGGGACTCATTACAGGTCGGGGGACAGGTACATCTGACGACATTCACACCATGATGGCTAAAGGGGGATACATTATCCCTAGTGACGTGACGGCACAGATAGGCGTAGGTAAACTGAAAGACTTGGGGAATGTCCCTGTCAATGTGAGTCACGGAGAGTTTCACATGACACCTGAGCAAGTGTATGCCGTAGGATTAAATACGCTTAATAAAGTTAAGGATACTATTAGTGCACAGGGTAAATCGGTAGGTGAATATTGGTCTAAAGACAATGCAGAGTTCCAAGCAACTAAGCCGTCTTTATCGGAGGAGTTTGGACGCGCACTTAACCCGCTTACAGGTCTGGGTAGTTCTATTGGTAGTTTCCGTGATGCCGTTGCTCAGGGAGATTCGACAGGTACGGCTTTAAATACCCTCTCTTCCTTACCTGTATTTGGGAAAGCAGTTAAGCCAGCTTCTAAAGTAGTGGATAACTTAGTACGACGAATTATAGATAGTACGGCTAAGGATGTAGCCATAGATCACAGTGCTTCAGGAAACTAAGCACTAGACAGGCTAGTTAAATTACTATTTAATTTACTTACTTAAATAAGTAAGTGTATAAGCATGACTGATATAGACGTAAATAACTTACTGGCACAACACCGTCAGGAAGTGGCTCTAAGTGATGCGATAGTGCAGTTAAAGCTAACTGCACCTTTTAAGCTAATATTTGAAAATAACCTGTTTACCCAACAGGTTCATTTATTGGTTTTAAAGTTAGCAACACTTAGCAAACCAAGTCCTGAATACGATGAAGTAGTACGTGAGTTAGACGCGATTAGTTATGCCCAAAACTATTTACAGCAACTAACTGTAAAGGGTACGGAAGCTGCTCAGAGTATTAGAGAAGCTAATGTCTTTTTATCTAACAATGACGAGGATTAAATATGTCAGTTGAAATCCCAGAACAAGATAACAGCGTTGACCATGCTGCAATGTCTGACGAGGATTTTTTAAACAGTGTTAACAGCGCAGAGACAGTTGCTCCTGTGCCTGACACTGAAACTCCTGCGAGTGTAGTAGCACCTGTACCTGAAGCTGAAGTAACTGCTACTGAAAGTGCCTCAGCAGATACCCAACCTGAAACGCAGACGCAAGCTCAGGTGGATTACGAAGAGTTCTTCAAAACTATTACTAAGCCGTTTAAGGCCAATGGTAAAGACTTCCAAGTACTTGACCCTAATGATGCTATCTCGCTTATGCAGAAGGGAACTGATTACGTTAAAAAGATGACGGAGATTAAACCCCTACGTCGGATTGGTAAGTTACTTGAAGAAAACAAGTTAAGTGAAGATGACTTAGCTTACCTGATTGACCTGAAGAACAAGAAACCTGAAGCGATTGCCAAGCTGTTGAAAGACAGTGAAGTTGACCTTTATGGTTTCGATGTTGAGCAAGGTAAAGACTACGCTCCTGTGGCTCCTGTTGTTAATGAAGTTGATGATGCACTACAGAGTACCCTTGATGATCTTCAAGCTAACTCTGCAACATTCAGTCAAACCATTGCAGTAGTAGGCCAACAATGGGATGTGAAGAGTCGTGAAACCGTAGCTCAACACCCTCAATTACTTCGTGTTCTTGATGCTCAAGTGGCAAGTGGTACATTTGCTAAGATTGATAGTGTCATGCAATACGAGAGAGCTTTGGGACGTTTAGAGGGCATGACAGATATTCAAGCTTACGCTGAGATTGAACGCAGACTACAAGCTGCACAACCTCAGACACCCCCGATTGTACAGGCTCCTGTTGTTATTCCTCCTGTCCCTGTTACTCAAGCCAATGTGCAACAACAGAAGTTGGCAGAGCAACGCAGACAGGCAGCTCCTCCTCGTCAAACCAAAGTTGAATCTAAGCCTTCCCTGAATAATCTATCTGTCTTGAGTGATGAGGACTTTATGAAGCACCTCGCCCAAGCAGGTCTCTAACGAGGTCTAAGTTATGACACAGCAATATAATGCTCCTACTGACAGTTCTCCTTCTTCAGTTGGTGTACAAATCACGACTCATGCCTATGAGCGTAAAGCCCTTATTGAAGCTCGTCGTGAGATGTTCTTCGGTCAGTTAGCTGACGTTACTGCTATGCCTAAGAACATGGGTAAAGAAATTAAGCGTTTCCACTACTTACCTATCCTTGATGACTCCAACATCAACGATCAGGGTATTGATGCTGCTGGTGCAGTTATCGCTACTACTGAATACACACTAACTATCCCAAGTTTAGTGGGTAATCCAAAAGACCAAGAAGCAATTGGTGGTGTAACCACTAAACGTGCCTACGCTGCTGGTGATTATGTTTATTGTGCTAATGGTACAGCAAACACTTCGCGTTGGAAGTTGATGACTGGTGCTGTTGCAGTTGGTGGTGATGCTTCCGCAGGTACTTCTAAAACCAATGCTCAGATGGCTACTGTTCTTAACACGAACATTGTTGGTGGTACATTCACTGTTCTTGAAGATGTGATTACCTGTTCCAGCTTGAACATCTACTACACAACTGAAGCCGCAGCGACAGCAGCAGCTAAGATTGTCGGTGGTTCTGTTAAGATTCAACGCTCTGGTAACTTATATGGTTCCAGTAAAGATATTGGTTTTATTCCAAACAAGATTCCTTTAATCCATGAAAATGCGGGTAAAGTGAATGGTGTTGGCATGACCCGTATCGACTTAACTGGCACTATGGAAAACTTTGGTTTCCATGCAAGTTACACCGCAGATTCGTTAAACTTCGATACTGATTCTGAATTACTGATGCACACTAACCGTGAACTAATGAATGCAGCGATGAAGATTACCGAAGATGCCTTGCAGATTGACTTAATCAACAATGCTGGTGTTGTGCGTTATACAGGTAATGCGACTGACAACTACACGTTGAATGAGAACGATGAGTTAACTTATCGTGACCTCATGCAGTTGAGCATTGACTTGGATAACAACCGTTGCCCTAAACAGACAACTGTTATCACAGGTACTCGCTTAGTTGATACTAAAGTTATCCCTGCTTGTCGTGTAGCGTACATTGGCTCTGAGTTGATTCCTACATTGGAAGCAATGGAAGACTTGCATGGTAATCCTGCGTTCATCCCTGTAGAAGCCTACGCTGCTGGTACTACTGTATTGACAGGTGAGCGTGGTCGTATTGGTGACTTCCGTTTCATCATTGTGCCTGATATGGTTCGCTTCTCTGGTCAAGGTGGTTATAGCACTTCTGGTAAGTTCTACGATACGAACGGTATGTTGGATGTGTTCCCAATCTTGGTTGTTGGTGAAGAGTCCTTCACTACTATTGGTTTCAATACTGATGGTAAATCCAACAAGTTCAAAACCAAGAACATGAAACCTGATGAGCTTTACAGCTTGGATAACCCATTCGGTAAGAAAGGCTTTATGTCTATCGAGTGGTGGTATGGTTTCTTGTTGTTACGTGGTGAGCGTTTAGCGTTAATCAAAACCGTAGGTAAGATGTAATTATCTACCTCTCCTCCACTTACCTACGCAAGTAAGTAAGTGGAGTGCCTCCTTACTTTAGGATATTTAGCATGAAAAGTTTAGAAGAATTGAAAGCACAAGCAGATGAGATGGGCTTGAAGTACAACGGCAATATCTCTGCAACGACACTACAAGAACGTATCAATCAAGCACTAGCAGTTGATGATGAAGTAGTAGAAGTAACTGTTAAACCAACTAACCCTGTTGCTGAAATGCGTAAGCAAGCAACTCGTTTAATCCGTGTAATGATTACCCCAATGGATGTGTTGAAGCGTGATTATCGTGGTGAGTTCTTTGAGATTAGTAACCGCGTACTCAAGATAAAACGCTTTATTCCTTATGGTGTACCCACACATATTGAAGCCGTATTACTTAATGAAATTCGTAATCGTAAGTTCCGTATGACCATTCCAGCTACCCGTGAGTCTGGTGCTGAATCTCGTTTAGTTACTGCTTATGCAATCCAAGAATTGCCTCCGTTAACTGAGCAAGAACTGAAGAACTTAGCCAAAGCACAACAAGCCCGTAATAGTATTGAGTAAATAACTTGGAGTAGTACATGACCGTCACTATTGAGAATACCGCAGTATCCACAGCATTAAATATTGACGAACTTACCAAAGGTACTTTAAACGGTACTGGGGTGTTTGATGTACTACTCCAAACCTTACGGTTACACCTTGACCGTGAGTTCACCAGTGGACGTATTACAGGTACAGCTTATGCAACTGTGTACTCTCAAGCTTTAACTAGCTTCTTACAGCAAGCAACTGCCTACTGTTTAAGTAAAGCTAAGTTGGCTTTAGAGCTTCAACAATTAAGTGAACAAGTCACAATCCTTCAATTACAGCAAACCAAGTTAATCGCAGAGACAAGCCTTGTTGAAAGCCAACAAAGTCAGGTTGAAGCTGAGACTGCTAAAGTACTCTACGAAACAACCTATGTTCTCCCTGAGAATGTGAAGGTCATTAAAAATCAACAAGACCAGTTAATTGCACAAACCAATAAAGTAACAACTGATACTGTTATTGCCATTAAACAAGGACACTTGACTGATGCACAAACATGCCAAGTAAAAGCAGAGACTAATAAAATAAATGCTGAAGTGACTCTCAAGTTACCTGAAGAAGTTCAATTATTACAACTTAATCAAGCACAGGTTACAGCTCAAACTGCACAGGTTACGTACACTGTAGCTAACTTACTACCTAAACAGTTAGACCAGTTAACTGCACAAATAGCAGGGACAACAGCACAGACTGCTCAGGTAACTTACACGACGGCTAATATACTGCCTAAACAAGTACTGCTTACACAGGCACAAGCTGATGCTGCTAATGCTCAAACTACACAGCTTGGAGCACAGACAGCACAAGTCACCTACACAACTGCTAACTTACTGCCTGCACAAGTTACTAACACTTCTGCACAGACAGCTAATACGGCAGCACAGACTGA